CAAAACAGTCCTAGTCCTGATGAACAGGATTTGATTAACTCGACAGTACTGACCAGTGTTTGATGATCCAGTGCCCAAAGTGATTCCAGTGAATGACGGTGTGAAGGTCGTCCATGTTGCGATGTTGTTCATATCATCTGCGGTCAGAATCTGTCCAGCAGTGAAATCTCCTAATTGTGTAGGCATTTTTCTCCTTAAAACCCTGCTACGCCGTAGCTGAGTCTGTTGTTGTCAAGAGTACCGAAAATAGCGTCGTCAAGGATGAATGAACGGTACAGAGCTGCAGGAGTCAAGAAGAACACATACTCAGTTTTCTCAGGATCTGAGTTGATCTGTAGGCCCTCAATGACGCACTGGAAGGTTGTGTCTGAGATTGTGCCGGGCGTGCGGTACACCACATCTATGTTCTGACTGATGAAGTCGTTGTACTGGTTGAACAATGTGAGAGTCGAAGGGTTGACTGCGTAGTCCATGACATGGATCTCAAAATAGACCTGATTCTCGCTTAACGGGTCGCCCATAAGTGCAGCAAGATATTCGGCGCATCCTTGGACTTGGCTACTGCTTCCGTCAACTTGTGTCGTAGTGGTTGCCCATGTGCCGTAGAGCGTGACTGATGAAGCGTTTGTCGCTGTGTACGATCCAGGTGGAGCGTCCACTGTGACGACATTGTTAAACGAATCGCCAAGCGCAGACCTAAACACTGCGTTCATCGGGAGCACTGTTGCCGATGCTGTGCCACCGAATGACAAAGTTGAGACATTCTCGCCCACCTGTGACCTTGCCAATAGTTTGATCGTGTCGCCGTAGTTGATCATGAGGCCGTGTTCGGTCTGCATATTTTGGGTCAGTCGAGCGCCGATTGATCCTGTGTAGTTCAAAGTTCCATACGCTGCACTGTTGCCGTCGTTTGTGAAGCTGATCAAGCTTGTGTATGGGGACAGTTGTTCTAGCGTGTTGAGGTCGCCCAGATCCTCTTCTACAAGTTGCTGACGAGACAACACTCCGAACAGATCTATCCCTGTGATCGTTGCTGTCGCTCCACCTGACGCGTACTGGAAGCCGTCATCATATGAAACGCTTTGAGTGTAAAAGAAGCTTCGAGCGTTGTTGTTCGTGCCAACTCCGTCCCTAAACACTTTAATCTCTGATCCGGGAAGAAATGATGCTGCCAAGTTTGTCGAGTTGTCAATAGTGAGCGACAGACTTTGAGGCGAATAGTTCTCAAGCCATCTCTTCTTCCCGTTAAAGAATGACAGCGAATAGACAAACCCGTCAAGGCTGTATCCGTCCACTGTGACCTTCCAGAGGTTCTGATTGCTCATAGTGGCCTTGTGGTCACTGGCACTGGGCCACTCATTCGAACATAGCGTTGGAGAGCTGCGACGACAGCGTTTGGATCTGCGCTAGTAACTGTGATGTTGATTGTCGGGCCACCGCCACCGCCGAATCCCATACTGCCCAACTTTGACAACGGAATAACGGCTTCAGGTTCACGACCTTCACCAATCATCGCCAAGGTTGGACCTGTCACGATGCCACCTTTAGCCAACTCAGGAATATCGGGCACATCAAATCCCTTACCACCGATGCCGGGCACCCAGCCGGGAACTTTGAAGGACAGTTTGCCGACAGTGTTGTTCCATAGTTTGGCGACAAGATTGAAAGCTGCTTTGAATGGTGCTGTGATGACATTGGCGACGAAGCCCATTGCGGCTTTGATGCCGTTGTAAATTATGCTGAACACGTTCATGATTTTGTCTTTGAACTTGAAGATCGCAAGGATTGCCAAACCGAACGGGCCAGTCAACACGACGAGGAGCAGTTTCCAGTTGTTGGTTACCCAGTCGAATACAAATTTGATAGCGCCCCAAAGAACATCAAAGCCGACTTTGATTACATCAATTGTTTTGCCAAAGATGTCAAACTTGACTTGTAGCGCAACCAGTGCCGCAATAATTGCGATAATAACCACGACTCCAGTAGCAACCCAAAGAGCCGAAAACGATGCTGTGAGTGCAGTGTTTAGTGCAAGTGTCAAGGCTTGGATTGTGTTATAGATTGCAAGTCCTGCGTTGAGACCAATGATTGCTAAAGCAAACGTGCCGATCACGGCCCCAAGAATGACAATAAGTTTTGTGTTTTGCTGAGCAAATGTTGAGAACTTCAAAAGTGCTGGAAGCATTTTTTGGATGAGTGGTGCGACAGCTGCGCCGATGGACTCTTTGAACTCGCCCATTTGGATAGACAAGTTTTTCATTTTGCCAGCGGTCGTGTTAGCTGCCGTTGAGGCTTGATTTTTAAATGTTGCACCCAGACGACCAAAGACATCGTCAGCGTCCGCACCCTCTTCAATTAAAGCGGCGAGTGCTGGGTCAAGTTTCTTAAGGGCTGTAAAGTTGCCGTTGTAAGCTTTAGACAAAGCGTCAGATACAGCGCCAAGATCTTTGCCAGTGCCCGCGCTTATGTCAAGTGCAAGAGTGAGCAGATCTTGGGCTTGGGCGACATCGCCAGTGCCTCGGACAAGTGAGTCGAGTGCCGGGCGTAGTTCATCGTCGGCGACAGCGGCGGCCATAGAAGTTTTGGTGATGAACTGCTCCACGGATGCGATTTGGGCGTCGGTGGCATAGGTGACGTTCTGAAGTGTAAGACCAAGTTTTTCGGCTGCAGCTTCATCTTCGGCAAACGCTTTGACAGCATCAAAAGCGACAGCGCCAAGAGCTGCGACCGCGAGCCCTGCAGGGACTGCTGCTTTCTTAATAGCAAACGAGGCTTTTTGACCGTTGGTCTCCAGCTTCTTAAAGTCGTTGATCGCCTTGTTAATGCCAGTAGGATTCCACTCGGAAATGATTGGAAGGTTGATTGCCATCAGCGTTTCACCAGACTCTTGTTGGTTTTGTCCATGACTTCAATAACGATCTTGTCAACATTTCTAGTGATCTCGTCTAGATAGTCGTCAGATCGCGCCCAAACGAAGCGTGACGGCCCACGACCCAGAGATGCTGTCAAGTATCCAGCAAAACCCGGGCGAGCTCTTAAAGGGTTGCTGTTGCGGCTTTGATTTGGTCCACGTCCAGCCATGTCCGACATTGACAGAGCTGCACCTTTGGCAGTGATCCTTACGGTGCTAATAGACTCGTACTCTGCTCCTGCGCTGATGTTGCGCTTGCGAGCCTTGCGCGTGTCCACTTTGACAACAATGTTCTTTGACTCGTTCTTCCATGCTGTGCGTCCGCTGTGCTTCTGTCCGGTCAACGGTGGCGACGAAGGAATCGAGTCTTTTATGGCGGAGACGAGAGGGTCTGCAGCGGACTTGATGTCCTTGGTGATCTGCCGACGAAGCGCAGGATCAACCTTCTGAATCTCACGAAGAGCCTGCTTCAGTCCGTCATATTCAATTCCGACTGAAGCTGCCATTAGGTTTTCTTTCTCTGCTCGTTGATGATCTGCACACAAGTTGCCAGATCCTCTGTTTCGAATGTTATGTGTGGAGGCCAGAACCCAGTCTCAACTAGCAGAGCTGCTAGTTGTCGCCGGTGGCCTCCTGCGTAGGGACTGCAGATGCAGTCTCCACGACTTCTAGATCTTCTAATTTCTTGACGAACTCATCAAATGAGATCGGGACTGGATGACCTTGCTGTTTACTGGCTTCGTAGGCCATGAAGGCTAGATCTTCCATCCCGATCCCGTTTGCAAGATCTGAAGCTCGTCGCTTGAATTTACGCTCCCAAGAAATGATTACGAAAAGGTTTGTGATTACTTGGTAGGTCTCGCCATCGGCGAGCTTGACACTGAGTGTGAGTTTCATTTGTTCTCCTTAGTCGGGGTTCGGATTACTAACTATCAGGGTGAAGTGACATCGCGGACAAACGATCCGCCCATGAAGGTTGCCTCGACGACTGAGAGCTCACCAACTGTTGCCGAGATTGGAGTCACGGTCGCCAAGTAGCACCCTGTCAAGGTGTACTCGGGATTTGATGCTGATTCGGTTGCGCCAGCTGGGCTGATGACGATTGTGGAGATCACGCCGAACATTGAGTTCAGCATCGTCTCAACTTCGGTCGCGCCGTAGCTCTGGAACAGTGTGAGCGTGAGCTCATTGCTGAAGAGCCCAGCGGTGAAGGTGCGTGAGGTTTGACCGAAGGCCGTGTTCTCAAGTGCTTCAGCGGTGAGCGTCAAAGTCGCTGCAGAGCAGTGATCGGTGAGCGTCATCGCCGAAGGTGCTGTGACGGTGACGGTGGGGTTCGCTAAGTAGGTGACTGTTGCTGTCATTGGTTTTGTCCTTTAAACGCGGCTTGTGCCGATTCTTATTGTGAGGTCATATGCAGGCAACTCGGCAGAACCGATCGAGGCGATCGTAGGTCTGCCAGAGACAACTGCGAGGGAGGAGTTCATGAGCGTGTCAACGACTCCGAGTATGTAGTCCGTAGTGTCTTGGTTGCCGGGTGGCGCGCCCAAGACTCGGAGATCAATCGTGATGTCCGCTGTCTGATTATTGAACGAACTGAAAACAGGAAGCTCAATGAATACAGTAAGAGGTCGAGCGTTCCGAGGGTCAGTGACCGGCTTAAGGCCGAGAGCTGTGATCGTCGCTGAGACAGCGTTGATCGTGTCTGTGAAGATGCCTGCCATCTCATGCCACTTGCGATCTCTTGATGCCGAGCAACTGGTTTATCCGACCCATTGATGCGACTGGTGCGGAGATGTTCATGTCTTGGAAACTATTGAAGGAGTCCAAACTTCCGCGTTCTCTGTACAACGAGGCCGCCATTAACACGACTCCAGCCTTTACTGCAGCATCCGGGACGGTAGTAAGACTGTCGTGATAGCCGGCCTGAACTCTGCGCTTAAATGACCATGCATTACTGGCATTAACTGATGAGGTCATGAAGGCTGTGTCATTGGCGGTGGCTCCGCTAATTCCGAGAAACTCGGTGAGATCGGCAACTGTGATCCATGTGCAGGTCTGTGTCCAGACGAGCGAGCCGACAGGATCTGCAGCTGAACGATCAAGATCGTCGCCGACATCTTGAAAGAGCAACTGGTTCGGAATGATGACATCCGAGTCGAAGATGTAGTCTCCTTCTTCGTCAACATCAACCAAGTAGTAGGTCGGTACAGCGAACACGATGTGTGCGCCGTTGAGCCCATGTCCGAGGCCTGACAGTGTGATCGTTTGACCGACAGCGATGTCGGTGTTTTCAAGAGTCTGAACGACAGCAACATTTGACAGACGCTGGTGGTGCGTAACTGTAAAGGTGGCCATCGTTCAGATCTCTCTACTCGTCTAGTCGGTTCAGGCTCGCTTGACAAACTTCGTCGCGTCAATCATGACAGACGAGAAGTAACCGCGGAACTTGATGACACGACCGAGCGCACCGTCTGCAAGTTCAACACTGACAGCTCCGCGCTGTTGTTCCCAGCATTCGAAGCCAGTGCTGTCACCGACATAGAGGTTCTTTCCGCCTGCAGCGACCAAGTTACGGTCAACTACGAGCGACAAGCCGAAAGCGTTGCCGTTAAAGGTTGAGGCTGATGCTCCGGTGCCGACTGCGTTCTGTGGGCCGACATTCGGGAACAACGGACGACCAGCATCGTCCACAAGTGCGCCGAGCGACGCGTAATACGCGGGCGACATCACGAGCACATTGGGCAGGTTGCCGTTTGAGTTGGTCAAGATCTGCTCTGCTGAGTTGTAGATAAACGAAACCCAGTCGGCAGGTGTTGATCCTGAGGTCAATGCTTCGGTCTGGGTGACTCCTGCTTCGAATGTTGCACATGCTGCGACATCAGTGGCGTTCGCGTAGATGCGTGCCATGTCGTCAATCAAAGCACCGAGAACTTCGGGCGAAGTGAAGTCCATTGACTCTTCAGACAAGTTGACATATCCGCCGTACAAGGCCTTAGTGATCTGAATGTCGTCCACGACGAAAGTGCCTTGATCGAGTGCGACGAGTTCGCCGTTACTTGCGCCGATCGTCGTGTGAGTGGTGACCTTCGGACGAATAAACACCTTGCCCGATGCTGGCATTTGGCGGACTCCCATTGCAGTGATCAATGGGCGATAATTGGGTACAAACGAGTTGTAGATTGGGGAGATGATCGGCACTGGAAGGATGCCTGGTGTGTCGGTTGAGGTCACATTTGGAGCAGCTGCGACGATGCGCTGGTTGAACTCAGCGAACTCAGATCCGCCTGCAGCGAACTTGATCATGTATTCCGCAATAGTGGGAAGCTTGAACTCGCGCTTCGGTGCTGCGTACTGGATGGGAGCAGTGGGTACTGCTGCTTCAATTGCTTCTGACATTTCATCCTCCTCGGATGGTTGGGTTGGGGTTGATATTTCTTCTTCTTCGTCGGGTGCTTCCTCGTCTGGTGACGAGGCTGCGACTGAATAGACCTGAGCGTCGGCGTATGCCGGTGTCGTGACAACCGAGAGCTCGACGAACTTCGCCTCAGAGACCTCTAGCGTCCCGTCTGCGAGGCGCTTGAACTTGGTAGGCACTGCGCCAACCGAGACCGAATCTAGAGCACCATCGGCGAGCAGTGCGAGAGCGTCGTCAGCTGCACGAGTGGCGCTCAGCTTGGCGACAAACATCATTCCCTCAGCGGTTGATACTCGCTCGGTGACTCGTCCGATGACGCGTGTCTCGTCGTGATATTCAAGAAGCTTCGGCATCGGGCCATCTTCGGGAAGTGAGCCTTCAAGAAAGACGACCGATTCTCCACCGGAGAGAGTCGCTTTGACATTCCAAGGGACGGCGAGGCCTGTGATCTGGCGTGATGGTTCGCCATCGGCGGAAGCGTCAAGTGTGATCTGTTGAGCAGTAAGTCGAATCATGAGTTGATGTCCTGAGGGGTTCGTGATGAGGCTGGTTCTTCAATGTCAATCTCTGAGCGATTCATTTCTACATCTGCTATCAGATCTTCGGTGTCAAATTCCACGAACCTATTACGAGGCAGGATGTCTGTTCCGCTAAGAGTCTCTTGGATGCAGTCCATGTAGAGCTTCGCGCCGAGCAGATAGAGATCCTGCTTTGCCTGTGTCGCGTTGGAATAATTGTAGCCAGAAATGCCTATGCCCAGTAAGTAGGCGGGGACACCGATTGCCCTGCTGAGCTCGAGTGCGCTGAAGTTTCGTGCTTCTACGAGCTGGAGTTTGCTGGGGTCTGTGTCGAATTGTTCGTACTTGACAGCCGAGTTCAATGCGCCGACAGCGTTAACGCGTCGCGCATTTGACCATGCTGCAGCGAGCTCACCAAGTGACTCTGCATCCAACGGTTCAGAGCTGTCGGTCTGCTGTAGATATCCAGCGACGATTTCATTTGAGGCGAAGCGTTCAGCGGACCGATCTAGTTTGATCGCTGTCTCTAGGACTCGGCGACCTGTCCAGAGGAACCCTTGAACGGGTGCGAGGAATTGGATGACATCTTGTGTCGGAATCTGGATGCCGTTGAATGTGATCTGGTTGGATTTTCCGAAGAACTGCGGACCGGGTTGATCCAATGTGTCAACCATCTCGCAGGGCATCCACTGGAAAGCGAGAGGCCGTCCAGTGGCAGAGCTGCGTGATGTCACATAGAGGAACGCGCGTCCGCGCATCATGAGATCCATGCACAGATTCGACATGACGAAGTTACGCGTCAGGGTTGGATCTGGAGTGTCCATCCATGATTCGTTCTCAAGATAGATTTTCTCGTACCGTTCGCCGTTGAACTGTGTCGTGTAGTGGCGAAGAGGCAGTGAGCCAACAAGCGAGATGATCATCTGTGTCGCTCGAGACACGGTAGGCACAGACAAGGCCAGCTCTGAAGCCGCCCCGACGGTGTAACTCCAAAACTGGCCGAGTCCGCTTTGTGAGGCGCTACCTGCTGCAGCTTGAAGCGGTGCGTGTGCGAACGCGGGGGTCGCGTCTTGCTTCTTACTTCCGAAGAGTGCCATCCCTCGGATTCTCTCAGACTTTTCGGAGCGTGTCCACGAGGGTCAGCCGAAAGCCATCTGAGGTTTCGCTGATGCTCTCGGTCGTGATGTGAGCATGATTCCCCACACTGAACATCGAGCGAGCTCTATCGGGCCGGGTGACTTCTGCGAACTGAGCACGATCGCTCCGCCAGTCTTGACTGCTACTGCTCGAGCGAAGTGTTCTGACAGTGCAAGATCTCCAGTGTGGCGAACACGATCCTCAACGATCATCGCACGAGCTGCACCAGTCCACTTGATGAGTTCCGCATAGCCGACGATCGTCATCCGCCGGCGAAGATCTGGGGGACAGTGAATCTCCAGTGATGGAGTGCACGCGAGCTTGACGGATGGGTCTGACATTCGAGTCACAACTTCGGCCCACATCTGCTGAGCGGATTCCACGACAAACTCGGTCGTCACGATCACGCGTGTCCCGTCGTACGCGCAACCGATCCCGACATAGCGTGATTCGTCAACCGATGAGTCTATGACGAGCCACTGGATCGGTGGCATCGGATCCACAGTCTTCCGATCGTTCCAAAGGTTGATCGGGAGGTAGGAGTTGGTGCTGTCCACCCAGAGATTGAGGTGGCCTCGGATGAACGCTTGCCGATTTGGCGAATCAAACGCAAGCTCAAGCGCCTTCATCGTGATCGTTGTACCGAGCGCAGGATTCGCCCAGCCCCAATACTGCCGATCCTCCAAACTCACTCCGGGCGGAAGTGACCACTCGGCGAAGTACAGCGAACCTGTACGGCCTGAGTCAATCGCTGCCATCCCTTGCTCTCGAAGCTGTAAGAGCACTGTGGAGCCTTGGTCGCCGGCGGTACTGAACATCATCATCATCGGATTCTTCTTGATGGCAACCTGTGATGGCCTGAGCGCAGTGAACACGACCTCGGGACTGATGTCCCACAATTCGTCCACGAGGATGACCGAGGCTGTCATTCCGTGAGCGTGGGCAGAAGCTGCGACGACTGCGATAGATGATCCGTCTGGGAAGTTGACACGCTCGTCTCCGTTCTGCCAGCGAACCTTGCACAAGAACTTGTCCTCAAGGTCTCGACAAACATCACGAAAGAGCGCCATGCTTCGGCGCTTCTGGTTGGCAACAATGACGATCGTCTGAGGTTCTTTTTGGATCGCTGCATACTCGGTTGCCATGTAGCCGGCGACAGCACGCATCAGCAAGCTCTTGCCGTTCTGACGGGCCGTAGAGATGCACGCTTCACGAAAGATGAAGTCGCCGTTCTCGTCCAGACTCAAAGCATCATTCACGATCCGCTTCTGCCACTCCATGAGATCAATGTTGAGGACGCGCTTCGCCCACAGGGTTAGGGCAGGGCCGAAACTCTCGCCGGCATTAACGGGCGTGACCAGTCTCGGCTCGATCCTGCCTGATGTTGGAATATCCGACTCCGATCCGTTTAGTCCCTGCTGGTTCTGGCTAGTTGAGGGGATTTCCGAGTGGGGGCTCGGGGTGGATCGTTTGACAGAAAAAGAAGTTTTCGTGGCGTTGTTGCGATTTTGGATTCGTTGGGCTGTTTTTTGGTTGACGAATCGTGCTCCTCTGGAGGCATTGCATGAGGCACATGATGAGACGAGGTTGCTGCGATCATATGGGTCGCCTCCACGATCAAGCTCTACGATGTGGTCGGCTTGTGTGGCCTTGGTGCGCTTGCCCTTAAGCCTGCACCAATGGCACTCTGGATCTTCCTCGAGAGTAAGCCGGCGTAGTTCCTTCCATCTCTTGGTTCCGTAGATTGGGTTACCTGCCATGGAGCTCCATGCCGATGAGGCATCCGCATTTCTCTAGGTCTAAGCCTTTGATGACTTTCCAGCCTGTGTCTCTGCATTGTCCACAGGGGTCATGCGCGCCTATATGAGTACGCGTAGGGACGAGACACTCTGAGTCTTTGTTCTTTAGTTCTTGATATACATCGGGGTTATCCCCACAGGGATTATCCCCACGAGGTGCGACCTGCGGTGATGTGTTTCTCACACCTTTATCCACACGCTGTGGAGTGTCAAAGACGAGGGTGTCGTACTGCCACTTTCCGCCCTCATCTTGGTACCTTCGGCGCTTGATGTAGCCGGCAGACTCAAGCTCTGTCATTGCTGTACGGATAGCATCTATTCCTTCCTTCTTAACGGTCGCTAGATGCCTTGTGGAGGTTCTCCAGTTGTCAGGCTTTGACAAGACGAAGATGAGGACTGCTGTGGCCTTAAAGGTGAGACGCGAGTCCTCGATGATCTCGTTACGGATCTGAGTCCAATTTGACTCAGGCCTTGGTGCTCTGTAGATGCTCATACAATGTCTGCCAGTGTGGCTCGCTTGCCTTGGCGGTAGGTCTGATAGCCGGCGACAGTACCGTCCACGATGACCTTGACATAGCGGTCAAGATGCTGATCTTGGTTTAGGAGCGTCATGACGATTGATGGGTTGGTGTGCAGCTCTGACGCTTGGCTCTCGGTGAGTTTGCGAGGGTTGCCGACTCGATACATGCAGATGACCTGATACTGGATCATCCGAGCCTCGTCCAGTCGTTGCCGATCAAAGTTTCGGCAAACATGACACTTCTTGAGCGCGCTTGAAGGTTGAGCCCATCAATGGTCAGATACTCACTTTCGTCGCCGATGGTGCGAACTGCGAAAATGTAGATGTAGTGCCGATTCGGATTATCCGAATCCCCTGATTGAAAGAGGACTCTTAAGGGTCGGATGGGTTGCATCCATTCACTGGTTACGGGGTCGGGGCTCATATTGCTTCTTCTTTCGTTTGTAGGGACTTGAAATGTTTAAGAGCTGCACTCGGTGGAGCGAGCTGTGAGATGGGTAGGTCGTGACAGTCGGTGTTGTAATAGCGTCCACTGGGGACATGGTTACCATCGGCTTGATGACGCATCATCGGCTCGCCTTCATGGTGCAAGGTTGCCATTCTGAAGAACTTGTCCCACGAACATCCACCAAGAAGCCAAACGGCTTCAGGTCTGCCGGCGACATACTGCAAATGACAGAAGAAGAAGAAGTCAGACTTCTCAACTGGGTTCTTACGAACACCGAAATTCACGCAGTAGTGCATCTCTGGCGGAGTAGTCACCTTTTGAACTTTGACTTCTATGGTGTGGCCTGAGTGAAGCTGCACATCGCTTTTCATGCCTTGATGTTTATATGCGAGAAGATCGTTAGTCCAGCAGTAGTCAATGACAGCGATCTCACCGATCGCACCGATGAGGGAGTGTTCTTCCTTGTAGTCAGCGCGTTTCTTAAAACTTGCGCCATCCACATCTTCAAGTAGTTCGTTCGCCTCAAAGATCAGACGATCAGTGACTTGGACTCGAATCATCAGAACGCTTCTCCCTCAGTCATCTTCTTCGCTTTCAGATCCGCAACCAGCGACTCAAACGCAACACGACCAGACGGAATCTCGCCGGCATAGCCGAGAGCCCGAAGTAGTCGCCTCTGACCTTCGGATGCTTCCCAAGGCTTAACAGGCTTCGCAGTTTGCTCTTCCTTCTGACGGTTGATCACTTCCTCCAGTGAGGCCATCTTCGGGAATGACATCATGAGCCCAGCCAAGCGTCCGAGACATGAGGTGGACGCATTCTGTTGCTCTGCCAATTTTGTGAACGGTGTACGGCCCGGGAAGGGCTCATAGCAGGTCGCTTGACAAGGAACAGGATCGTCGGGAGTACGCCAAGCCTGCATCGTGACACTGATGAAGATCTGGTCTCCGACTGTAATGATCTCTGGGCGATGCTCCTTAATGCGAAGCTCAGGCCACTTCTCTAGTAGAGCTGCAAAGCGTGTCGGGACATCCACATAGTTACTCAGATCCATAGCGTTCAGCCTCCTCGAATCGGTTGATCGTGGATGTCATTGATCCGAACGGATCGTTTGCAGGCTTGTAAAAGCCGATTAGCTCGTCATACAGATCTGAGGCCATGCCTTGCCACCACAAGATGCGCTTGTCTCTGATCTTCAATCGGAGCTCAAGATCGGCGATGTGCTTCTCTTGCTCTCGGATCGTCTGAACCATGCCGTCGGGGTCGTTCATTGGATAATCCTTCCTAGTTGGATAATCCGACCATATCAAACGGGTGTGTCAGAGTGGAGCATCCCGTGACGCTGATTCTCCGATGTCCCTCCCCAGATGCCCGGAAGGGCTCGATAGCCGAATGAGAGCGCATACTTGAGACAGTCATCTATCACTGGACAAGTCTCACAGACTGCGACAGCTCTCCGAAGGTGTTTCCATGCTTCAGCACCAACCTCAGGGAAGAACCAGTCAACGGGCAGATCACGACAAGCTGCTTCTTCTTGCCAGCTCAGACTGTTCAGCATGAGATGCTCCAAGGTTGCCATCCACACTTCCCAGCTTCTTCTCGAGCGTTCCACAGTAAGAACGCGAAGCGGAGGTTTGATGATGGGACTGCCATGTCGTCAAGAGTCCAGCCCATCTCCGAGAGCCATTCCTCGTGGATCTGGTTGATCTGAGTCAGGCCGTAGTCGTGACCATTGAACCATTCGGAGTCCGCTGAGATTGCTTGACAGCGCGATTCTTTCCACATGACGCGACCGAGGGTCTGCAGAACTTCTGTCCTATTGGGCCAGCCCATCTCTACGGCGAGCGGTAGCCATTCTTGACACTTGGTGTCGGGATCTATTCGGGCGAGCTCTACGAGCGTTGTAGGGGTCTCTACGGGCTCATCGTAGATAGTCGCGTTCTCTTCTGCGATCATCTGGGCGATGAGGGCTTCTTGGTCGGCGATCTGCTTTTCGGTCAAAGGGACGATCTGAATGGTCTGAGGGATTCGGACGGTCGGCTCTGGCGCTGACTCGGAAGACTGACCGAAGATCAAGACGAGAGTGAAGTAGGACAAAGCCACAAGGGCTAGGAACTTAAACGGATTCATTATGTGCCTCCAGTGTCGGGGCTCAGCTGGCGCTGTGCTCTCTTGGCTCAAACAGTTGACCGAATGAGCGACCAGATGTCAAGTCATTCGGCGAAGATTCGAGCGAACGCTTCCTCTACCAGTTTCGGATTATCTGCCATCAGTGGCGAGATTTCTACATGAGTCCAGTCCGCTCCGGGTGTGCCTCCGTTGCGTGTGGCAGTCCAAGCCTTCCAAGCGTCACGATCGCAGCGGTAGCCTGCTCCCCACTTTGTGAGACCTGTCAGAGGGCATCCAGTGCCATCATAGGCATGGATCTCTTCAATGTTCAGATCGTCACGGTGCTCATAGAGAAACTCTACAAGAGCCTTCCGTTGAGGCTTGGTACCTTTGAGATCTGTAGCGCGCCATGTCGCATGGACGGACAGCTGTGGGCCTGAGCGCATCGGACGGTTTGCATAGATGCCGATGTTCTTGACACCGAACAGGTACTCGCAGTATTCGACGAATCGCTTTGTGCCGGCGCGTGGTGTGGGATGGTTTCCGTCGCTTGATCCTGTATATGGGCGCTTAGTCATCTTGGTTCTGTCCCTTGTCTTTTAGGCCGTTACTGGCCAGTAATCCTGTTAGTGCTCCAGCGAGTACGAGGAGGACGCTGGAGAGCACTTCCCATGCTTTGGAGTCGTTGGGTGACACTTCTAAGGGCTGGACTACAAACGCGAGCGAGTACAGGATCATCCCGATGCTCATGATGAATGTGAGTGCCAGTGCGGCTCCGACCATGAGGACTAGGCGCGCTTTGATCTCGGAGTTGGTGTATTTCTTCATGGGGTGGTTGCTCCTGTGCTGGTGTCACATCTGGGCGCTGTGGGTTGGGTTTCGCAGTTGTTTCGAGTGCGGTCGCTACAGCTGGTAATGACCAGCATTAAAGCAATGGCAAGAGCTGCGATCACTGCAAGCGTTTTCATGCTGATGGTTCGGGGTCAGGTCGGGGATCGGTCAGTTCGCAGTCTTTGTTACAAGTTCCGCACTTGATCAAGTCGGCGAATCCTTCACAGTTGTAGAGAATGTCTAACTCTACACAGTCAGTATTTTTGCATGTTGCTGAGATCATTAGTCCACCTGTATCCATCCTGCAAGTTCTAAAACATCACTTGCTCCGCTAGTAAATGGGACGGTAGCAGATACTGCTGTATTAGAAGCAAGATATGTTCCGGAAGCAGTTTGAGCATAAAAGTTTAGGCTCGTAGTATTGTTTAATCTGACTTGTAAGGGGTAAGTGTTCACTAGAATATCAACCAGTACTGCATTCATTGAGTTGTAAATTGACATGGTCGGCGAACCTGTCGCCACTCCCGAATCAGGAATCGTCAAGACCGGGTTAGTGAACGATCCGCCAGTACCCAAAACAGTCCTAGTCCTGATGAACAGGATTTGATTAACTCGACAGTATTGACCAGTGTTTGATGATCCAGTGCCCAAAGTGATTCCAGTGAATGACGGTGTGAAGGTCGTCCATGTTGCGATGTTGTTCATATCATCTGCGGTCAGAATCTGTCCAGCAGTGAAATCTCCTAATT